GTACGGTTTCCCGTCCTCCGAGTAAATGCCCCCGTTCTTCACGAACACCGGGGGCAGGTTCCCGCTCTTGATGCGGATGTACGGGACGACCTTGGCCAGCTTCTGCACCGGGATCCCGTTGCGCTGCTCCTTGACGTAGTGGTGGGTCTTCAGCAGTTCATGCGCTTCCATCGGCTTTCTCCAGGTCTATGATCTGTCGGGGGTCGATGGCCGGTCGCGGGGCCCGCTCTGCCACCAGTTGATCCAGCCGCGTTCCCTCGCCGGCAGCGATGCGCCGCTGGCTCTCGCCCGGGTTGTAGTCGTACCCGTACAGCGGGCGGGTCCGGTTGCCTTCCTTGTCCACCTGCACCATGTGCGCGTCAAGCAGGGTGCTGGCCTGCGGGATCTTGAAGTTGATCCCACGCTCCTTGGCGATCCCGAGCAGGTAGGACACGTTCGCCAGCCCGCCTTCCACCGCCTTGGCGTTCGGATACCAGAAGTCGCAGCCGAACAGGTACATCTCCTTCACCTGGATCGCAATCGCGTAGCCCACCATGTAGGCCACCGAAGTGGTGAAGATGTCGTCCTTGATCGAGTCGCGGACGAACTCGAGCGGGTACGCGACAGAGGAAGGGTATTGCGGATAGGCGCGACAGGTGACGATCGGCGTCTCTTCCGTTCTCAGCCTGGCGCACCAGTCCGGGAAACGCGGTTCCAGGCCGACAAGGTCGTCCATGATGAACGCCTTGTCGGCCCGAAATGCGTTGATCCCTGAGTTGCACACCCATACCTCGTCGGGCGTGATGAAGCCTTTCTTCCCACACGTCGCCTGCTGGTAGGAATACGAGCTGGGGCCCAGCGCGACGATTGCGATTGTCTGGGGACGTGTCTCTAACGGGTCAGTGCCCGCTTGCGGACCTTCTTTTTGCATGGGTTCACCATCCTACGGCTTCAACGTACAGGGTTTGCGGGTAGGCACTACCCATCGTCACGGTCGTTGCAAGTTCGGCGCCGCCAGTGGAGGCCAGCGTGAAGATGCGGAACGTCTCGTTGGTATCGTCGTACTGGACGAGATGCGCCGTGCCGTCCTGGCTCCCGATCAGGATGTAGTCCAGATTTCGGACCAGACCCAGTTTCCCGTTGGTTGGGCGCGGGATGCCATTCGACGGATAGGTGCCACCAGAGGCCAGCACAATGGTGTATCCATTGCGCTTCCTCTGCGTCCCGCCGGGTCGGCCACGAAAGACCTCCGTGACGGTCCAGTCAGTTGCGGTAATCGCTGCCATGTTAACCTCCGATCAGGTGGTGACGCGCATGCCGGTGTTGTTGCCCGGCACATCCCACTTCGGCTCGACGTACAGCACCGCCTTGAAGTTGGCGGCAGTGGACGTGGCCGCAGCGGACACGTTGCAGACCACCTTCTCGCCGGGATTGACGACCACGTTGGTCTTGGCGTAGATCACATGGCCCGGCTTGTCGCTGGACACCGCGTAGATCACATCGATGGCCGAGGCCGTGGAGCCCGAGGCCATGTCGAGGTGATTGAACGTCACGTTCAACGAACCGTAGGTGCCGCCGGTCGTGGTCGGGATGATCGCCACCCCGCGAATGACGTGCGGGAGATACGCGGGCATCCACTCGCCCACGTCACCCGTGGCGGTGGCGCTGACCGCGGTCGCGGTCATCAGAACTTCATACTGCGTGTTGGGGTATGCCATCTCTGACCTCCAGAGTGTAAGGCTGAGCCCAGTCTATGGGCCTGAAGATGACCGTGGGCATCCTTGCCCTACGATTGTCATGACGCTTACGCGCTTCCGACGTGGATGATGCGAGCCTCGCCGGCATTGGCGGTGTCGAACACCTCGCCAAACGCCAGGATCCCGTACCAGGCGACGGCCTTGGATTCCGGGGTCATCGCTTCGGCCAGCACCACGGGGTCGTCACCGAACACGACGCCCTCACCCAGCACCGAACCGGTGCCGACCTTGGCGAGCGCATTGGCGTGGTTCGTCTCCTTGAGGCGGATATTCTCCATCCGGCCCACTTCGGAGTTGAACTTCGCCATCGGGTCGGTGTACTTCTTCCACTCCTCCCAGGCCGGATCGCGCTTGATGCCGCGCAGGGCCAGGGTGCGGAAGATCCCGCAGTAGTCCTCACCCATATAGGGTGTCGTACAGGTAGTCCCGGATCTCCTCGAGCTGGTACACGCTCAGGTTGTCCGAGGACGTGGCGCCGAAGGAGCCGGCGGTGGCGACCGTGTAGGAGGTCAGGCCGGTCACCGCCCACTTGATCTGACAGCCGGTGAAGGCCGCGGCGGCGAGGGTGTCCAGCGTGAGCGCCATCTGCTGGCGCAGCTTCTTCTGGATGGGGTTCTCCAGGTTGAACTCCGACAGGTCTTCGGACAGGCTGGTGAACGGCACGGCACGACCCAGTTCCTGCACCGTCACCGAGGTGGTGGACAGGCTGAAGTCGTCTTCCGCGATGCGCTGGGTTTCGTCCAGCACCGCGGAGGTGGGTTCCGTGATGTTCGCCACGCGGGTCAGGGTGACGTTCTCGCCCTTCTTCGCACCGAACCCATCGACCGGGCGCGTATGCTCGATGAAGATGGAATCCTCCACCGCGGCCTCGAAAAGCTGCTGCGACATCGCATGCTGCTTGTAGGTGCCGGTGGGGGCGTCATAAAGCCAGGTATGCTGCGCCATAATTGTCTTCTCCTAGTTTAAGAGGATTTCCCCGCGGCCCGTTGACGACGAAGGCGGACCACATCACCGAGGGTTTTGGGTTCACCTTCTTTGTCCTCTACCGGGGGAGTATTCATGCGGGGAGACCCCCCCTCCATATGGGACTGCTCTGGCCGGCGGGTATCCGCCGGTATCAGATCGGCCAGGCGCTTACGCGCCCGGGTGGCGAGTTCCTTCATGCCGGATTCGATCGGCATTTCGGCCAGCGCCTGGAAGTCGTGCGCGTACACCGCATCGACCAGGAATTTCTTGTCCTTCAGATCCTTGTTCTGTTCGTAGAACTGGTTCCAGTACATCTCGCGCTGCTTCTCCTGCGAGTAGCTCTGGGTCACCTTGCGGGTGACGTTGTCCTCGATCTTGCGGGCGAACTCGTTCAGGAACGCCGTCGGCTCGCGGAACAACCGCTCCGCGGCGGACTCCTCGTCGGGCGGGGCCGGCGTGGCCGGCTGGGCGGGACGGATGTTCTGGCGGATCTCCTGCAACTGGCGCTGGGTATCCGAGCGCAAGCGGGTGAGCTGCTCTTCCTGGGCGCGGGCCTGGGCCTCGAGCGCCGAGGCCACGTCCGAAGTGACCATCACCTTCTGACCGCCGAGTTCGACTTCCACGAGTCCGGTGTCAACGGCCACGGCGGGATCCGCCGCAACGTGCGCCGGGTTCCCTGCCATCAGTTCTACATCGGTCTTGCGTGTTTCAGGCACTTGTGACCTCCTGGCTGATTCGTTTGTCGATGTCCGACTTCATGTACCGTATTTCCGATATGGCGGCGGCGCAGGCCAGCAGGTCGGCGTAGGTGGGAGCCTCCTTGGCGCGGAACTTCAGCACCATTTCGGTCACCTTTCGCCGTTCCCTGTCAACCAACCAGTCGCCTATCTCCGACTGTACTGCGTTGAGCCGCAAGACTTTTGTGCTTGGGCCGTCTTCGAAACCATCATTAGCCACTTTTTGCAACCCCTTTCAAGGCTTTAGGTTGTCCGTTTGCTGCATCCGACACCACGCGCACCCCCTCTTTGCTGAACTCCATGACCAGTTTGCACCTGCACTTGATCTCGATGCAGGCGGCACCCAGGTCGGTTCCGCGAAACTGGAGACGCCCGCACCGGGCGCAACGGTAGTCGTTCATGCCCCTGGCGTCCGAAGGTCGGCCTCCATGCGGACCCCGCCGGGGAGCAGGATGCGCTGGGCATTGCGCCGGCCTTCCAGTTTCTGGATGGCCTCGATCATGTAGGTCTGGAACCAGATCAGGTGATCGACCGTGCGGTGCAGGAACTCGATCCGCTTGTCGATATCCGAGGTGTTTTTCCAATTCTCGTGATACCAGACGGCGATCTCTTTCAGCTTCTCAGCGGGCTCTCTCGTGGTGGACGTGATCATCCTGGCCTCCGAAATCCAGAGCGGAATTGCTCCAGTTCATCTTGTACCTGTTTCGCCTTGTAGCGAACGTCATCCATCGTGTACCCCTCGTTGGCCTGCACCTTCACGAACTCACGCCTGTCCGAACGACGCCCCTGTCGCTTGACGCTTGGCGCGGGTGTGGTGCGTTCCTGCCGGCGCTGTTGCCTGCCGCTGCGGCGGTCCTGCCGCCTGGTCATCCCCTTCGTGGCCATCAGAGTTTCGTATAGCCGACTTTGTGGATGTCGTTGGGGATGGACGACATGGATGACGAACCACCGCCCGCAGGCTTCGTTCCGCCAGCAATCCGCTTGGCGGCTGGGCTGCGCGGCTGAACCATGGGCGCGGGCTGCTTGACCATGCTGGCCGCAGAAGAACTGCCGGGCAGCGGGATTCCCTTTGTGGCCTTCGCAAAGCCCATGTCAGAACTCACCTGGGTCTGGTTGCTGGCCATGGCCTTCCCGCTGTTCGCCTTGGTGGGCATGACGTGCAACGTGGGGGCGGCTCGCCTGGCCTGCCGGTTGGCGCGGCGTTCCGTGCGGCGCGCCTGGCGGCGTTGCTGACCAGCCCAACTACGCTCTTCGGCGTTGGCAGACGACTTGGGGGTGGGGAGTTGCCCCGAACTCACCTGAGTCTGGGTCGGGGTGACCCCCTTGGACACCGCATTGACTGATGCGATTTTCTTCGGCATGGGAACCCCCTCAGTTCTTCTTGACTTCTTCGTTCTGGTCGTCATCCGGCACGGGGGTGAAGCCCGGGTGCGGAGCCGTTGTGGCCTGCGGCCCACGCGCCGAGTCGCCGCGACGACGGCCCCAGGTGTCCTGCAATGCCCAGTCCAACTGGTTCGTGCGGTTGATGAGCGCATCGCGGACGCTGACCGGGGTCGGCGGCTGGTAGACCGTGCGATCCGTGTTCATCGTCCCCTCGTTCGATTGCCCCACACGGGCCCTTCCGGTCCCGCCCTTGTTCCGTCCTGATCCGAAAATTGGCATGGCTATGCTCCCGATGACTGTGACATTTCCTGGCTGATTTCAGACTGCATCCCCGCCTCTCCCTGCGGGGCCGGTGCGCTCCCGCCGTTCTGCTGCGGCAGGACGGAAGGCTGGCCGGCGGCGGCGGCTTGCGCTTGCGCGGCCTGCTGCCTCTCTTCGTTGGTCGGGTCGAAGTCGTCCGGGTTGATGTTCACCATCTTGAACACCCGGTTCAACATCCTGAACGGGCTCTTCTCCTTGAGGGCCGGGTACAGGAACTCGTTCTGCGAGGCCACCTGCAGCACGGCCATCAGGCGCTGGAAGTCCCGCGCCTTGGCCATCGTGGACGAAAGTCCCGACACCTTGAAGCCCGCGGCGTTGGCCAGTTTGGCGAACCGCTCCTTGGGCGTCATGTAGGCGAGCGTCAGGATC